GGTCAAATAGGTGATGTATATGAAATACAAAACCTTAAAATAGCATTACCACCTTTTAAAGGTAAACTAAATAAGGATAAGGACAAATGGTCTAGAGAGGAATATCCTAAAGAATTAAATAAAATAAAAAGTGTATTTGAGTGGGGTAAATACCCGGAGCACTTTAAAGAAAGATGGTATGAGTATATTGACAAAGAGTTTAAACGCCGTGACGAAGGTTACTGGTTTAATAACAAAGGTGTTGCTACTTATATTACTGGTACTCACTACATGTACTTGCAGTGGAGTAAAATTGATGTTGGGGCAGCAGACTTTAGGGAATCAAACAGATTATTCTTTATATTCTGGGAAGCTTGCAAAGCAGACGCAAGATGCTACGGTATGTGCTACCTCAAAAACAGAAGGTCCGGTTTTAGTTTCATGGCATCAGGGGAAACTGTTAATCTTGCAACGATATCAAGCGATGCAAGATTCGGTATACTATCAAAATCAGGGGCTGATGCTAAAAAAATGTTTACCGATAAAGTAGTACCTATATCGATTAACTATCCTTTCTTTTTCCGTCCTATACAAGACGGTATGGATCGTCCAAAAACAGAATTAGCGTACAGAGTACCAGCGTCAAAGCTTACGCGTAGAAAATTAGATCAAGGTGAAACACCCGATGAAGTTGTAGGACTTGATACTACTATTGATTGGAAAAATACAGGTGACAACAGTTATGATGGTGAAAAACTAAAACTGCTTGTGCACGATGAATCTGGTAAATGGGAGAGGCCTGATAACATATTGAATAACTGGCGCGTTACAAAAACTACTCTTAGATTAGGTAGTAGAATTGTAGGTAAGTGTATGATGGGTTCAACCTCAAATGCTTTAGACAAAGGTGGTGAGAACTTTAAAAAATTATATTATGCATCAGACGCTACAAAAAGAAACCGCAACGGACAGACTAGCTCAGGACTATATTCTTTGTTCATACCTATGGAATGGAATTACGAAGGATTCATTGATACTTATGGACACCCTGTCTTTGATACGCCGAAACAATCAGTCGAAGGAGCCGACGGACTTCAAATTGAAGTAGGCGTTATTAACCACTGGGAAAACGAAGTTGAAGGTTTAAAAGGTGATCAAGATAGTTTAAACGAATACTATCGTCAGTTTCCCAGAACTGAGCAGCACGCTTTTAGAGATGAAACAAAAGAGTCTTTATTTAATCTAACTAAAATATACGAGCAGATAGATTACAATGATGAATCTGATAACTCTAAATTATTAACAAGAGGTAACTTTGTTTGGCAAGGTGGTGTAAAAGATACCGTTGTTAATTTTATGCCAAATAAAAATGGTAGGTTTTTAGTTTCATGGGTACCACCTGCAGAATTACAAAATCGTGTAATAATAAAAAATGGAGTTAAATATCCTGGTAACGAGCACTGTGGTGCTTTCGGATGTGACTCGTATGATATATCAGGTACGGTAGATAATAGAGGATCTAACGGATCTCTTCACGGGCTTACAAAGTTTTCTATGGAAAACGTACCAGCTAATATGTTTTTTTTAGAATATATATCAAGACCTCCAACGGCTGAGATATTCTTTGAAGATGTGCTTATGGCTTTGCATTTTTATGGTATGCCAATATTAGCAGAGAATAACAAACCTAGACTTTTATATTATTTAAAACGTAGAGGTTACAGAGCTTTCTCAATGAATAGACCAGATAAATTAAAACTGTCTGTGGCAGAAAGAGAGATAGGTGGAATCCCTAACTCATCAGAAGATATTAAGCAAGCTCACGCTGCTGCTATAGAATCTTATATAGAAGATTATGTTGGGCTTAAAGAGACTATGTATGGTAATATGTATTTTCAAGAGACTTTAGAAGACTGGGCTAAGTTTAATATAAACAATAGAACTAAACACGATGCTTCTATAAGCTCTGGCTTAGCTATTATGGCATGTAATAAAAATAGGTATACGCCTATAAACGTAGTTAAAAAAAATGTTGTTCCTTTGGGCTTCAAGAAGTTTGATAACCAAGGTAGTATTTCAAAAATAATAAAATAGATGATTTATACTAATTCTAGTAGCACTTTTCCAAGTCAGGTAGTACCAGACGCAGAGAAAAAGACTTATGAATATGGTTTAGCCGTAGCCACAGCTGTAGAAGGTGAGTGGTTTAGAGGAGACAGAGGAACTGGAAACGGTGGAAGATTTGGGAATAACTGGTCTAGATTTAATGATCTAAGACTTTATGCTCGCGGAGAGCAAAGTGTAGCTAAATACAAAGATGAATTATCTATAAATGGTGATTTGTCTTATCTTAATTTAGACTGGAAACCAGTAGCTGTATTATCTAAGTTTGTAGATATTGTAGTTAACGGCATGACAGATAAAGGTTATGAAATAAAATCTTTTGCATCAGATCCTTATGCTTTAAAAGAAAGAACTGATTATGCTTTTAATGCCTTACGTGATATAACAAACAAAGATTTAATACAAGAGTTTAATGATATTACTGGCAAAAACTTTTTTAAAACACCAGATCCAGAACAACTTCCTGAAAACAGGCAAGAGCTAGATATGTATCTACAGTTGAATTATAAACAAGCTATAGAAATAGCAGAAGAAGAAGCTATATCTAATGTTTTTGATTATAATAAATATAAAGAAACAAAAAAACGCTTAGCTTATGACTTAGCAGTTATAGGTATATCAGCTGTTAAAACTAATTTTAATTTAGCTAATGGTATTACCGTTGACTATGTAGACCCAGCTAATTTAGTTTATTCTTATACTGATGATCCTAATTTTGAAGATATATATTACGTAGGTGAAGTTAAAAGTTTATCTCTTGAAGAAATTAAAAAACAATTTCCTAATTTAACGCAATCAGATTTAGAAGAAATACAAAAATATTCAGGTAATAATAATTATAGAAATAATTTTTATAATTATGATTACGATACTAATCTAATACAGGTATTATATTTTGAATACAAAACTTATTCTAATCAAGTATTTAAAATAAAAGAAACTGATCAAGGTCTTGAAAAAGCTCTTGAAAAGCCCGATACTTTTGACCCGCCTGAAAGTGATAACTTTAATAGAGTACATAGAGCTATAGAAGTTTTATATAGCGGTGCTAAAATACTAGGTCAAGAAAAAATGCTTAAATGGGAATTGGCAGAAAATATGACAAGGCCATATAGCAATCAGACTAAAGTTCAAATGAATTATGCTATATCTGCTCCTCGTATGTACAAGGGTAGAATAGAAAGTGTTGTAAGCAAGTGTATTGGCTTTGCTGATATGATACAGCTTACTCACCTTAAAATACAACAAGTGCTATCACGTATGGTGCCAGATGGCGTGTATGTAGATGTAGATGGATTAGCTGAAGTTGATCTTGGTAATGGTACAAATTATAATCCAGCAGAGGCACTTAACATGTATTTCCAAACTGGTAGTATTGTAGGTAGAAGTTTAACGCAAGATGGCGATCCTAATAGAGGTAAAGTACCAATACAAGAATTGCAGACATCTTCTGGTATGGCTAAGATACAAGCATTGATACAAACGTATCAGTATTATTTACAAATGATACGCGATGTAACCGGATTAAATGAAGCTAGAGATGGTAGTCAACCAGCTAAAGATTCATTAGTAGGTTTACAAAAATTAGCAGCTGCAGCTTCTAATACAGCTACTAAACACATACTACAGTCTTTAATGTATTTAACAGTTCGTTCAGCTGAAAATATTAGTTTAAGAATATCCGATATGCTAAGCTTCCCGTTAACTAAAGAAGCTTTACTAAACTCTATAAATCAATTTAATGTATCTACTTTAGAAGAGATAAATAAATTAAATACACATGAGTTTGGTATTTTTCTAGAATTAGAACCAGATGAAGAAGAAGCTCAATTGTTAGAAAGAAATATACAAGTGGCTCTGCAAGGCGGTCTTATAGATTTATCTGATGCTATTGATATAAGGCAAATTAGTAATTTAAAATTAGCTAATCAGTTTTTAAAATATAGACAAAAGATAAAAGCAGAACAAGTTCAGCAAGCTCAACTAACAAACATCCAAGCGCAAGCGCAGGCAAACGCTCAGTCAGCTGAAAAAGCAGCTATGGCTGAAGTTCAAAAACAACAGACTTTAAACGAAGGTAAGTTACAGTTAGAACAAGGCAAATCTCAGTTTGAAATACAACGCATGCAGACAGAGGCTCAAATAAAGAGAGAGCTTATGGAGCAAGAGTTTCAATATAATTTACAACTTGCTAAAGCTAGAGCTGATGTTGAAAAAGCTAAAGAAAGTGAAATAGAAAATCGTAAAGACGAGCGTGCTAGAATTATAGGTACACAACAATCAGAAATGATTTCACAGCGTCAAAACGATGAACTACCTAAAAACTTTGAGTCATCTGGATTTGACTCACTAGGAGGATTTGGACTTGAACAGTTTGAGCCTCGTTGAAAATAAAATCCTTTAATTTTATACTATTATATTATGTCAGAACAAGTAAAACAAGAGGGAGAGTTTAAATTAAAAACCCCTTCAAAGCCTAAAAATTTAGGTGATAACACAGGTGAGCCCATTAAAGTTAACATGAAAGAACCTTTAGTAGAAGTAGAATCAAACATTACTAAAGTAGTGGTGCCAAAAGAAGAAGAAGATGCCGTTCAAACACAAGAGACAAATGATAGCAATGCTATTATCGAAGAGCCCCAAGACAGTGGCAACAGCGAAGAAGTGGTTGAAGAAGTACGGGCCTCCAACGAAGAAATAAATTCTCCTTTATCTGTTATTGAAGATACTGAAGAAGAAGAAAATAAAATAACTAAAGAAGTAGAGCAAGCTGCACAAGAGCAGAGGGTTCTACCTGAAAATATTGAAAAGCTAGTTTCTTTCATGGAAGAGACTGGTGGTACTGTGCAAGACTACGTTAGGCTTAATGCAGACTACACCAACATTGATAACCAAGCTTTAATACGAGAGTATTATAAACAAACAAAACCACATTTAGATTCTGAAGATGTAAGTCTTTTATTAGAAGACTTTGATTATGATGAAGACATAGATGAACCAAAAGATATACGCAAAAAGAAAATTGCGTTTAAAGAGGAGGCTGCAAAAGCTAAAAACTTTTTAGAAGATCTTAAGAATAAATATTACGACGAAATCAAGTTGAGACCCGGAGTAACTCAAGATCAACAAAAAGCAACAGACTTTTTCAACCGATACAACGAAGAGCAAAACTCTATAAAGCAGAAACAAGATATTTTTTTAAACAAAACATCTAATCTTTTTACTGATAATTTCGAAGGTTTCGATTTTAAAGTTAGTGATAAGAAATTTAGATATAGTATTAAAAACCCGTCACAGGTAGCAGAGCAACAATCTGATATTTCAAATTTTATTAAGACGTTCTTAAATGACAAAGGAGAAATACAAGATGCTAAAGGCTACCACAAAGCTTTGTACGCAGCACGAAATGCTGATACTATAGCACAACATTTTTACGAGCAAGGCAAGGCCGACGCTGTTAAAGATGTTATGGCTAAATCTAAAAATATAAGTAACGAACCTAGGCAAACAGCCACTGGTGATGTATTTATAGGAGGATTAAAAGTAAAAGCAGTTAGTGGTCTTGATTCTTCAAAATTAAAAATCAAAACTAAAAAATTTAACTAACTAAATAAATAAATTATGGCTTTAACTCCACAATTTGGTTCTTTGGTGCCAACTCAAACTCAACAATTGTTGGCTTCAAACTACCTACAATTTAACACAGGTCAAGGTGCTGATTTCGCTCAGCAATATTTACCTGAGATTTATGAACAAGAAGTAGAGCGTTACGGAAACCGTACACTATCTGGATTCTTACGCATGGTTGGCGCGGAAATGCCAATGACATCTGATCAAGTAATTTGGTCTGAACAAAACCGTTTACACATCTCCTATGATAATTGTACGCTACCTGGTGGTGGGCTTATTCAAGTTGTAGCTGCTGTAGCTGGTGGTGCAACTCAAGTTAATCAAAATGTTATTTCTGTAAACGATACAGTTGTAATTTTAGATACTGTTACTGGCGCTGAGCAAAAGGGTATTGTTACCGCTTCTACACAGGCTGTAGCTGGTGGTGCTAGCGGTACTATTGCTGTTGCTAACTGGGACGGAACAGTTGGTGGTGCTGGACTTACTTCTGGTAGCATCAAGGTATTTGTATACGGTTCTGCTTATGCAAAAGGCACTAGCATGGTTAATGGTGGTAATGTTGCTGCTGGAACTCAACCTAGACTTTCTGCTGAGCCTCAACTAACCCAATATTCTAATTCTCCAATTATTATCCGAAGCCAATATACTGTTTCTGGTTCTGATATGGCACAAATTGGATGGGTTGAAGTTGCTACTGAAGACGGTACTTCTGGATATCTATGGTATTTAAAAGCTGAATCTGAAACTCGTTTACGTTTTGAAGACTACTTAGAAATGTCTTTGATTGAAGGTGAGTACAGCCAAATCGGCGCTGGCGCTGGTGTTGGTTCAGGTCTTGTTCCTGGTACTGAAGGTTTATTCGCTGCTATCCAATCACGTGGTAACGTAGAAGTAGGTTTTACTGCTGCTAACGGACTAGACGAATTTGATGCAATTCTTAAAAACCTAGATACTCAAGGAGCTATTGAAGAAAACATGTTGTTCTTACAACGTCAAACTTCATTAGACTTTGACGATATGCTATCTGCAATTTCTGCCGGTTCTGCTGGTGGTACTGCTTTTGGTCTTTTCGAAAACTCTGAAGAAATGGCATTGAACCTTGGATTCTCTGGATTCCGTCGTGGTTCTTACGATTTCTATAAGACTGACTGGAAATATCTAAACGATGCCTCTACTCGTGGTGGTGTTACTGGAATCAACTCTATCGAAGGTGTATTAATTCCTGCTGGAACAAGTACAGTTTACGATCAGATTCTCGGAAGCAACATCCGTCGTCCGTTCTTACACGTGCGATATAGAGCTTCACAATCTGATGATCGTCGTATGAAGTCTTGGCTAACTGGTTCTGCTGGTGGTGCGTTTACTTCAACTCTAGATGCAATGGAAGTAAACTTCCTATCTGAAAGATGTTTGGTAACTCAAGGTGCTAACAACTTTGTATTATTCAAAGGAGTGTAATCACTTATTAATATCTGGGGCTACTTAATCGTGGCCCCAAATATTATTTTTTTTTAATTATTTAATTTTATTATATCATGGCTAAAGAAGCTAAAGCAGTAGAAACAACTGAGGTTGCACCTCAAAAAACAGTTAAGGCTAAAACTGTAGAACAAAAGCCAAGTAAACCTGAATGGGAAGTTAAAGATCGTATTTATTATTTAACAGGAAATAAGTCTCCTTTAACTTTAAAAATTCCAGGTAGACACACTAAAAAACACGCGTTGTTATATTTTGATAATGTTACAGGAAAGCAAAGAGAAATTAGATACGCGACAAATCAAGACTCACCACTTGTTGATGAGCAAAAAGGTGAAGTAACTTTAGGTCATATTATGTTTAGAGATGGCTCTTTAACTGTGCCTAAACAACAACAAAACCTACAAAAATTACTTTCATTATATCACCCTTTAAAAGATAAAATGTACAAAGAGTTTAGCGCTGTTGCTGTAGCTGAAGATGAGCTTGATGTAATTGAACTACAAATTGATGCGCTTAACGCGGCAAAGTCTATGGATATAGACCAGGCTGAAGCTATAATGCGTGTAGAAGTTGGTTCTAAGGTATCTCAGATGAGTTCTAAAGAACTTAAACGCGATTTGTTATTGTTTGCTAAAAACAACCCATCGCTGTTTATAGAACTAGCTAATGATGAAAATGTACAGCTTAGAAATGTAGCTATTGTGGCTGCAGAAAATGGAGTTATTAATCTTTCTCAAGACCAAAGAACATTTACTTGGGGTAGTAATGGAAGAAAACTAATGAACGTTCCGTTTGACGAAAACCCATATTCAGCAATGGCTGCGTGGTTTAAAACAGACGAAGGCGTAGAAGTTTATAAATCAATAGAGAAAAAACTTCTCTAACGTGTAATAATATACAAGGGCGTGTAATGCGCCCTGTATATAAATAAAAATATTAATGGCAATAAACGTAAATACTGTATATCAAACCGTTTTACTTATACTCAATAAAGAACAGCGTGGTTACATAACGCCTGATGAGTTTAACAAAACAGCTACACAGGTTCAGTTAGATATATTTGAACAATACTTTGATGATTTAAATCAACAGCTACGAGTGCCACAAGCAGACTACGATTATTCTGATAGACAATTAAATATTGATGAAAATATATCTGTATTTAAAGCTATTGGATCTTGTGCTTTTAATGTTAATAGTTTTTCTTTACCAACTACAGATACTATTAGTGGAGCTACGGTTGTTTATAATGATAATCCTGGAAATGACGAAGTAGCTTTTTATAGACTTGGAACAGTTGCATATACGCCTGTAGCAGGCAATCAAGTAGAATTACAAAGATTACAACGTAATGAATTTTACAATATACAAGCATCTCCACTCACAAAATCAACAAAATCATTTCCTACATACTTATACGAAAATAATAAACTATTTGTAAGACCTACTAACATTACTTCCGGTATAGAAGCTTCTTTTATTAGAAAACCACTTAATGTAACTTGGGCTTTTTCTACTGGAAATTTAGGTCAATATGTTTACGATTCTAATAATTCTAAAAACTTTGAAATAAACAACAACGAACAAGTAGAGGTTATTTTAAGAATACTACAATATTCAGGTATTATAATTAGAGATCCTCAAATAATACAAGCCGCGGCCAATGAAATACAACAAGACGAAATAAATCAAAAAAGCTAACGCATGGCATTACTCACAGAAAACAACAGACAGTATTACGAAGGCGCACAGTCATTTACAGCTGACGCAGGTGGGACAGCAGGTCAAAGTTTTACAACTACATTTAATACAGATTTAATTTTTAAATCTTTTGATCCACAGGTAGTAAGCTACGCACAAAACAATTTTAAACTATATAGTAGCGCCACAGGCGGTGCCGGTAGTTATTCTGAGTTTACTTCAGCATATACTGTTTCTGGAAATACTATAACCGTAACAGGAGCTTTAGCCGCTAATTTAATTTTAGTTGTACAGCTTAAGAAGCTTGACGGTGGTAACTACGGTAACTTAATGACAGATAAAGCTTTTGGAACTGTTGTTGAAGATAATTACGGGTCGTATTCTTATATAAAACTAAACGAAGTTATAAATAATTTTTTAATAGCTTATGTAGGGGCTGGAAAATTAATACCAAGTGTAAAACGTACTGATGTTATTTTTCACACTAAAAGAGCTATACAAGAGTTTAGTTATGATACGCTTAAAAGTAAAAAGTCACAAGAACTTACTGTGCCTAAAAATTTAAGCGTACCCCTACCGCAGGATTACGTTAATTATGTAAACATATATTGGGTTGACCATGCTGGCCGTCAGCATATTATAATGCCTACTAATAACCTACACCAAAGCCCTACAGAACTACCCGTTCAAGACACTAGCGGCGTTCCTGTTCAAGATAATTTTAACGATAATATAGAATCAGGTAATTCTATTATAGACGACAGATGGGCTAATAATGGTTTAGGTAATCAAGCAAATTTATTAAACGATTCATTTGCAGCTGCTGAGTTTTTTAATGATTACATTGGTATGGTCGGGTACGGCCAGCAATATGGATTAGAACCTCAGTATGCTAATATGAATGGTTATTTTAATATTAACGATAGAATAAATAAAATATCTTTTTCTAATAACTTAGTTGATAAAATAATAAACTTAGAATATATATCAGATGGTCTTTCAAGCGATTTAGATACCGAAATACCTAAAATGGCTGAAGAAGCTATTTACGCTTACATACTACACGCCATAGTTTCTACTAGAATAAACCAACCTGAGTATGTAGTTCAAAGACTTAAAAAAGAAAGAAGTGCTAAACTTAGAAACGCTAAAATACGTTTATCAAACCTTAAACTTAACGAGTTTGTACAAGTTATGCGTGGTAAATCTAAATGGATAAAACACTAAAATTAAATGGCTGAAGTTAAAAACGCGTTCATCAAATCTAAGATGAAC